TAATTCTTAAATTTCCTGTTCCTGTTAAACTTGACCAAACTACAACACAATGGATATAAACTGTATTTCCTATTTTAGTATATCTTCCTCTTGTGTAACCACCATTCATAGTTACTGTTCCTGCTGTTGTTGAACCTACGCAAACTGGTGTCCAACTTCCTTCTTCGTAATCGTCTAAATAATTTGCTGAGCCTGTGCCACCAAGATAAACACCACCACCTAAGTATAGGTCTTTAAATCTTTTACCACTTTCTCCTAAATCATGTAGATTATCTTTAGTAGCATTTTCTGTAGGATTATATGGTATAATACTATCACTATTTAAATTAAAAAATAATCCTGTATCACCTGAACCAATTCCTAATCTACTACCTAAAGTACTAATACTACCAACTACTGTTCCATCTTTGGAAAACTCAAGAATACGACCATCTGATGTAAGACGATTCATATATGCACAAGCATTGCCATCAACTGTTAAAGATGCTTGACCAGTTGCTCTTAACTCAGCACCAGTATCAGAAAAGCCAACAGAAGTAGTTCCCACCAATAAATTTCCAGATGAGTCGATACGCATACGTTCTGTATTGACATCATCTAAAGCAGTATAAAATTGAAGATTACTATCGGCAGTACCTGCTGAACCATAAGTATTATCTCTACCAAATCTTATTTCTCCACCATTTCTTAAAGGATTTAATAAAGACCTAATAGATGTATAAGGTGTAGTAGATGTTCCAGCATCTCCTTCATTAACTAATAATATTTCAACACCACCAGATGCTTCTGTTCCATGTACTTCCAATTTTTCAGCAGGAGAAGCTGTACCAATCCCAACATTCTCACTACTATCAATCGTAATAGCTGTGCTTGTAGCATTGTCATCTATACCTAAAGAAGTAAGATTGCCACTTGCTGTTAGGTTTCCTGTAATATTAACACCACCAGATGTGGTTTGTAATTTGTTTGAGCCATTGTGATAGAGATTTAATGCACCATTATCTTGACCGTAAATTAGACTTGTTCCGTCTGAATCTGCTACCAAAATATTAGTTGCTCTTATTTCTAAATCACCAGCACCACTGTCATAAATTAAACTTTTACTTCCATTATGATAAATTTGTAAATCATTACTTGCACCTAATTTTATTTTATCATTATCACCTAAATTAATATCACCTGTGGTTGTTAATCCTGTAACTGTAGCAGTTCCTGTAATATTAATATTACCTGTGCCTGTTATATTGTTTGAGTTTAAATCTAAATTGCCACCAAGTTGTGGGCTTGAATCCGTCACGACATCTAAAGCTGAATCTACAAAATTAACTGTGTTTGCTGAAGTATCTATTGTTGCAAATTGAATATCATCTGAACCATCATGTATGTATAAAGTCCAAGTTGATGAAGTTGTGTCTATCCAAAATTGACCAGCATATTGGGTAGTAGGTGCTGATGTTCCAGAGTTATTTGTTGCGATTGCTTGTAAGTGTGAATTAATATCAGCCCTTGTATTAGGAAAAGTTTGGTTAGAAATTATATAATCTGCTTGTGCCATAAAATTATCTTATATCATTATTATTGTTTTTGTCCAATTCCGATTGCTTGATAATCGAAAGTTCTATCAACAGTACTACCAGAACTGTTAAAAAATTCAACATTGAAAGCACTTGTAGATTTAGAATTTATCGTGAAGAAGTCTCCTGTAGCCATATTCTGACCTATGACAGTTAGAGATGGAGTTTGATAATATTCTGAACCAAATGTGATAGTCTTACCAGCAGTATCAGTTCCACTAGACACATTAGAGCCTTTTTCTATTCTAGTAGGTAAAGATAATTTAAGTGCTAGATCAGAAACTTCTGCTGTTTCTTGAGTATTGGTTGATGTTAATTTAACTCTAAATTTAACTGCTCTTGCTACATAGTCTCCTGATTTAAAGTCTTGGTATGATGTATAAGTAACTGCATCTTGAGAAGTAGATATTTGTAAAATAGCATTTGTATCTACTGACGCATTTTCTCCACCATCAAATAAACCCTCTCTAGTGTCAAAGAATCCAGAAGCTGAATCGAAATTATCTACGAAGTTTGTGTTATTAACTACAAAATCTGTAATCAATACATTAAATTTTAAAACAGAATTAAAATCAAATGAGTTATTAAAATCATAAGTACCAGATGAAACAATAGTAGCAGAACCTCCATCAAAAAAACCTAAACCATCATCAAAATTTCCACTAACACTATCGAACAATGCAGTATCTAATCTTAATTTACTATCTACTACAACTGTGTTTGATTTAGTTCCTGTAAATGTTGGGTCTTCAGTTAATGTTTGTACTGTTTCAATTCTTTCTTCTAATACTTGAGTTGCAATAGATTGACTTGCATAATTGGTTGATCTGATTCCAAATTTATCTACAGCTTTAATAAAAAATTTACCTTTAGATACATAAGGTGTTACAATAGAAGTTGCTGGTCTTCCTATTCTTGGAACTAAGACAACTGTATCTGCATAATTAGTTTTTGTTGTATCTGAACTGTATCTTATCTCGTAAAAATCCAAATCTAAATCTGGTACAGGGTCAAATGTATGATGTAATTTATCTCCAACTACATCAATTGAATAGTTTTGAACATCTTGTGGTGGTTCAAATGCTGAATCCACTTCATGCTGTGATGTTGTGTAAGTAGATTTAATTCCTATAGAGTTTATTGCTCTAACTCTTACATCATAGATAGTTCCCTCTTTAACAGGATATTTTTCTACAATAGTATTAGTACCTCTACGCATTAATCTGTAATCTGATGAGGTTGATTCTTTGTATTCTACTTCAAACTGATCTGCAAAAGCATCTGTACTTGTAATATTTACAATTAATTTAGAAACAACTGAACCATCAAATAATTCAAATAATTCATCTGTGATTGATATTGATGGTGCTTCTATTAAATTTGGATTAGGTAAGATTGTATCTGCAATAGTTGGTATAGGATTTTTTTCATTAAAATTATAAAAATTATCTTGGTGTTCAAATAGCTGAACATTTACTGTTAAATCTTCATTAATCTCAATACCTAAAACTCTAAAAGGTTTAGCATCAAAACCACCACTAGGATATGTGATTGCTACAATATCTCCTATTTCTAATTCTAAAAATTCTGATGTTAAAGTTAATTGTATTTGTAATTGATTTCTTGATCTTCTGAGGATTACTTCACAAAGTGCTTCTGCATTATAAGTATTAGTTACATTAGGAAATTCAAAATTACCCTCTAGCAAAGTATTATTATCATCTGCTAACATTGTTGCGTGTTTAAATTCTGATTCAACATTCGTATCATCTGCTGGTGGAAAAGAAACTGTATCATTTTGCCAATTCTTAAATGGATTAACATAAGTTCCAATAACACGATTGTATTTATTGTTTTTTCTTTCTCCTAGTACTTTTGCACCACCTACTACATGATCTGAAGTTATTGTTTTAACTGCTGAGCCTGTACCCTCAATTTTAAGTTTATAAACACCATTATTATAAGTAAATAATGACCTCATAGGATTTAAAAGTTTTTTTACATTATCAATTACTTTTTGATTAGTATCTACAACTGCATTAGATTCAAATTTAATTATTGCTGGAACCACATCAGTTACATATTCGCCATTTGTAAATATTCCTGATAAATCTGTACTGTAACTTCCACCACTTTCTCTCCATTCAAAAACCATACCTGTATTTGATGGTGCATTACCATAATAAATAATTACAGGATATTGACCACCACTTGTTAAACTTTTACTTCCTGATGCTGATCTGTTTGCGTGTACACCACCATTATTAACTACTAAATTAGATCCTCTGTTAGCTTCTACTTCTTTAAATAAACTATCAACAGTTTGACCATCATCTCCAATATAAACATGAGAAGCGTCATCTGATGTTGTTCTAAATTCATAAGTTGTAGTTGATGTAGGATTTATATAACCAAAGTATCTATCAGATGTATAAGGGCTTGATGTAATGCCACTAATACTTGTTATATTTGTTTCTGATGTTGGAAATCTATTTATAAAAAATCTTGGGTTATCATTATAATAACCATTGAAGTCTTGTCTTTTAAATCCTGAAAGTCCTGTTACTGTTTCTGTTCTTGGTGTAATTTGTTCATCACATACATTGGCAGAAGTTTTAAAAGAGGCAAAATCAGATTCAAATGCACTATCTGGTAATCCTTTTCCATATCTACTATTTCTTAAATAATCTAATAATACTAATGCAGAATTTGGTGTGTATTTAGTAGTATCATCTCTAGGGTCATAAACTTTTTTACCCTCTAAAGTAACTCTAATTTGTGGAATAGAACTAAATATATCTTGATTCCATTCAAATCTAAATGCAATATAACATACACCTCTTAGTCTATGATTAGATGTCCAATTTGTAGAATTAGTTAATATTGATGATGCTACTTGATCATCTGTACCATAAAATGCTTGTGCTTGTATATAAGATTTACTTTTATAAAAATTTGAATCTCCATCAGAAACTTCTCTTACCACTCCATGATCTAAATCTCCATCAAAAATAACTCTTTTATCATCTATAAATATTTGTTCAATTTCTTCTATCTCTCCCTCAGAAATTACACCAGCCATGTACAAGTATTTATTGTCTGACCCTGAACTTTCTAAAAATACTCTAGTAATTCCTACTTGTCGTCTTCCATATACTACAGGGATAGGTGCGTTATTTGATTGTTTGTTAATTAATACACCTCGTTCTTCTTCTGGTGTATCAAAGTCAGGAATATCAGGTGTTGGTATTAGCCACCCAATAAAACTACTTACAACATTTA